GCCGCCCGGTCGGTGTGCAGCACACGGCCCGACTCGTTCGACTGGCCGACAACGCCGAACACAGTCCCAGCCCCTGACACCGGGGCGTCCCCTGCGCTCTGCTGACCGCTGACGCGGTCTTGCAGGACGGGCACGTCCTTGCGGATGCCCTGCGCCGTTTCGCGCGAGGTGCCGACTGCAGATGCGACGCCGTCGCCAATCCAGCGGAGCGCCAGTTCGGTGGCGACGTCGACTTGCGTGCCCTTGGCGCGGAGCACACCGCCCGCTTCGAAGCGGTCGGCCAGCATGTTGATGAGCATGGATGATCTCCTGAAGGGGTTACATGCGCACGACGAAGCGGCGGCGCGCGCTGCCGCCGGCGGCGAGGCTGGCGGCGGCCTGCTCGCGCTCCACATCGGCGCGGGCAGCGTTGAGGGCTTTGAGCAGGTCGGCCACGCTCTTGAATTGCTTCATGCGCGTGCCGATGCGGTACTCGGCGACGACGGCGTTGCCGCTGGCCATGTGGTCGCGGTAGGCGGCCTCGAGGTCGGCGAGGTGGGCCTCGGCGTCGGTGAGCAGGCTGCGGGCGGTAGTGCCGACGGCGGTGGGGTCGGGCAGCACGCGGACGGTGCCGACGGTGCGGCTGACGCGCTCGGCGCCCTTGGTGCAGACGAGGCTGGCGGTGTACGTGTCGGCCGGCCAGGCGGCCGTGGTGGCGCTTGCGGCGTCTAGCGCGAACTGCTCGCCGGCCACGGTACAGGCCACGACCTGGCGCGTGGCGCCGATGAGGATGAGCTGGGCGGCCCAGCCGGAGGCGGGCGGGCAGTCGCCCGCGTCAAAGCGCCAGGCGGTGCTGTCGCCGGCGGTGTGGGTGCTGGGCAGCGTGTCGCTCATGGCCCGGCACGATGCCGGGCGGGGCGGAACTCGGGGCGTTGAGTTGTTCCGGACCCTAATCTTTGGCTCGGGAGGCGGCGATGCGGTCCTGAATCCACTGATGGACATCAGACTCAGGCCACGCGACGGATCTCGGCGTCACCGACACACAGCCAGGGAATTCGCCGCGCTTCATCAGCATATAGATCGTGGTTTTCTTCAGCGCGGTCAGGTGTTCCACATCAGCGAGCTTCAACAGGCGATCGCGTCTGACTACTGGTGTTGGATCGGATACGAGATGCATAGCACACCCAAAGTTGACGGAGGAGCGCCGCACCGCCGGGGGGAGTCGGCATGTCACCAATGATCAGTCGGTGATGGTGCGGCACGGTTCAATTGAACTGCTGCGGGCGGAACAGGAATCGGCGAGTTGTTCCGCTCACCTGTCATGACTAACTATGCGCAACTGGCTCACGATCCGCCGCACGTAGCGGTCGGTCACGCCCAGACGCTCAGCGATCACCGCGTTGGGCAGCTTCTGCTGCGCCAGTTCGATGACGCGCGCCTTCGTGCTGACCGCCGGCCATCGGCTGATGTGGTGATGACTGCCGCCGAGCGCGGACCTGGCGCGGGCCTCAGCACTGACCAGCGCCTCCTGGAATGCATCGGGCGGCGCGCCGCTGGCCTCGACGGCCTCGCGCACGAGCTTGAGGAAGATGGCGAGTGCGTCCATGGTGGTCCTTCAGCGGCGGCGCTGGGCGCGCATGCGCTGGATGCGCGCGAGGGTGGCGGCGGGGGATTCGGCAGCGGGCGCCGCGGCGGCCTGCGGCTCTTCGCGCTCGGGCTCCGGGGCCGGTGCAGGCGGCGCGGCGCCGAGGGTTCCGGCGCGTGACACGGCGCGGCCGATGAGCAGCGGCGCCAGGCGCACGGCGGCGAGGTTGTAGTTCATGCAGTCGAGCGCCTCGTTGCGGGGGCGCAACTGCACCCATTCCTTGAACGGCCGGGTGCCGCGGACCTTGGTGACGAGGCGCTCGGCGGCGAGCTGGGCGAAATACTCGTCGTCGAAGGCCGGCGTGTTGGGGAAGTGGATGTAGCCAGGGCCGGGCTCGGTGAGCTGCAGGCGGCCGTAGATGAGGGTCTTGGCTTGGTCTACCCCCACCGGCTCGGCCGCACGGCCACGCTTGCGGCGCTTGCGCAGGCGCTGCTTGCGGCGAAGCTCGTCTTCCACAAGGGGGCGGCCGGCGCCGTCCATGCCCATGATGGGCACGCACCAGGCGCGCTTCTCGCAGAAGTCGAGCACGACGCTGGTGTTGTAGCGGGCGTCGATGCAGCCGATGTGCACGCCGGCTTCGACGAGGGCTTCGTGCAGCTCGGTCCAGACGTCGGGTTGGGTGGTGTCGCCGGGCAGGATGAGGTGATCGATGGCCCACGCCTCTTCACCGGCGCCCCAGCCGACGAGGGTGACTTCGATGCGGTCCTTCTGGACGTCGCCGCCGAAGGTGATGAGGTGGACGGGCAGCGCGGCGGGGTCGTAGCTCTCCAGGCGGCCGAGCAGCGCGGAGGCCTCGATGCTGTCGCCGACTTCCTTCCACACCTCGCCAAGGTAGGTGTTGACGAAGGCCTTGAGCTCGGAGGTGTCGCCCTGGGCGTCGAGCCACTTCTGGGCGATCTTGACCCAGTTGAGGCCGAGGCCGGTGGGCGCGTACAGCGCGTTGAGGTGATAGCCGCGGTGCGCCTTGCGTTGCGGGCGCAGGGCGACCCAGCGGCCGGCGGCGAGCATGTCGGGCTTGTGCTTCTCGTCGATCTCGGTGCCGCAGTGCTTGCAGATGTACCAGGCGGCCAGCACCAGCAGGGGCTCGCCGGGCTGCTGCGGAGCGGTGCGCCAGCGCAGGCCGTGGGCCTTGCCGTCGCCGAACTCCAGGGGCTGGGCTTCGCCGCAGTGGGGGCACGGCACGTGGTAGCGGCGCTGGTCGCTGCGGCTGTAGCGCAGGGCGATGCGGGATTGGCCTTCGAGCGTCGGGGTGCTGACGCAGTAGGTCTTGGCGCGGCTGAAGGTGCGCTGGCGGTTCTCGATCAGCGTCATGGGGTCGCCCTCGCTGCCGACGTCCCACGGGAAGGCGTCGACCTCGTCGCAGATGACGTAGGGCAGGTGATCGGAGCGCAGGCTGTCGGGGCTGTTGGCGCCGGCCTTGATGACGCGGGCGCGGGCGCCGTACTCCAGCAGGTCGCCGCGGTTGCTGCGGTCGCGCCGGCCGGTGGGCGTGAGGCTGGCCAGCACGGGCGACTCCTCCAGCATCTTGGCCATGCGCGGGTTGAAGCTGCGGTCGCGCAGCTCCAGGGTGGGCACGACGACGAGCAAGTCCTTGTTGCCCAGGTGGTGCATGACGTAGCCGAGCCAGCAGTACATGGCTTCGGTGCCGCCCACACCGCTGGACTTGATGAAGGTGATGTCGCGCACGGCGCTGTGCTCGCTGAGCGCGTCCATGATCTCGACGAGGTAGGGCGTGAGCTCATTGCGCCAGGGGCCGGGGCTGTTGGTGCCGCTGCGCAGCCAGCGGTGGCGCTCGGCCCACTGGCTGACGGTGAGCAGCTCGCGGGGCGTGGCACCGCGCTGAAATGACTCACCGAGGGCGGGCTGCGCGGCGCTGACGGCGGGCAGGCCGCGGCCCAGCTCGACGAGCACCTCGTGCGCGGCGGCGCTCATGGCGTGGTGCGTCTCGGTCTCGTCGCTCAGGCCGGCCACGTCGAGCAGCCAGCGCTCGAGCAGCACGTCCAGCGCGCGGCTCGCCGCTTCGCGCACGGCCAGGCCGGCGCGCAGGGTGTCGGGCCGCGGCACGACTTGCGCCTCGGCCTGGCGGCAGGCCTGCTCGGCCTTCTGGGCCTGCAGGCGCTCGCGTTGGGCTTTGAGGTCGGCGAGGGAGACTGTCATGCGGACCTACATCCGAACGGTCGTGCCGAGCTTCGAGCACACGTAGGCCCGCATCGCGGCCACCAGAGGCGTCGGCCCATTGCCGAAGTGAAGGTGCGGCCCGTGCGCCGTGGCAGCCCACTCACCGCACGGGTTGGCGCTGCTTTCCTCCGCGTAGGTCGGCATCAACTCGATGCTGTTGGTCTCGATGATGGGGCCGCCCTGGCTCCACATCCGCGACGGGATGTACTGGTGCTGCAGCCGGCCGCACTCGTTGAGAACACAGCACTCGTAGAACGGGCCGACAGGGTTGTCCACCAGGTGGATGACGGCTTTGATGCCCTCCGCCTTTGAAACCGCCAGGTCCAGCAGCGGGCCCACCAGCTGGCCGACGACGTAGTCGTGCGGGCCGTCGAGGAACGCTCGCCCTGCCATTGCGCGGATCTGCTTCAGCGTGGCACCGCCACGAACGTCGAGCACCTGGGTCATTGTTGGTCCTTTT